GTTCTACTTAGCTGTAAAGCTAAATGAAGAGTGGCATTTCTCTGAAATAAAGAAAGCAAAGGATTTGTAAAATGGATAGAAAAGAATTTGAGCAAGAGATTTTAAAAATAAGAAGATCTGCTTTACCTAAAAGTGTGAGAGAAAGATTAGAAAGAGAACTTCGAGCTAATTTTGAAATGATGCAACAGTCAGGTGCTACTCGTGACCCAGAAACAGGTTTATTTCGTGCTTTAGATGGTAGACTATATGAAACAATAGAAGAAGTTGACAGAAGTAATGAAGAACTTCGTAGAAGGCAAGAACTTGAAGAAACAGAAGAAAAGACTGAAAGAGAGCTTGGTGAATTAGAAAGTCTTATTAGAAGGTCTGGAGCTGCACAAAGACAAATGGCTGAAAGAGTTGGTGCTAGGCAAACAGGACAACTTATGAGTCAATTAGAGCGTAGTATTTTAGGTGCAGGAGGAGATGCTCAAGCACTAGAAGCTCTTGCTCCTGGTATCCAAGAAAGAGCAGAAAGAAGTTTATTAGATAGGCTTACAGGTATAGAAGCTCAAACTGCACAACAACTACAGCAAGTACCAAAACTTGGTTTACGGCAAGCTACTACTATGGCTCAGTTAGGTCAAACACAACAGCAGATACAAGATCAAATGGCAAGAGCTATGATGGCTGAAGAAACTAGAAGAGCGCAAATACAAGCAAGTTTAGATAGTGAACCAGAATGGTGGGAAAGTATCTTAGGTGCAGCAGGTACAGCAATCGGGACTGCAGTTGGTGGGCCAGTAGGTGGAGCGATTGGTGGAGCATTGACGGGTGCATTTACACGAAATCCTTCTGCTCCAACAGATGCAGGTTCACCTAGAAATATGCCTCAACCATATTAAGGAGTAAATAATGGCTTTTAAATTTAAAACAAAGAAAAGACCAACAGCAGCACAAGCCTTTGCAGGTGGATTCGCTCAAGGTGTTTCCTCTGGTATTCAACAAGCAGCACAACTTAGTTTGCAGGATAGGCTTAAAAAGCAAGAAGAAGAAAAGAATCGCCTTAAAAGAGAGTTGGATTTGTTCAATGGTATGGTAAGTAATGTAGAACAAACACAAGCAAATAGAAAAGCTATTCTTAAAGGAAAGCAAATGATTATTAGAACAGATGGTAAAGTTGGTGCAAGTCAAGCATTTTCTTCTATATCACCAGACTTTACTTTTACGCCTACAAAAGCTGAAGAAGAAGAAATTACTAGGCAGATATCAACTGTAGAAAAAAGAGCTATGCAAAAAGCAGGTATGGTTGGAATACAACCTACCGAGCTAGAAGAAAAACAAAGAGTAAAGGAAAGCGAAATTAAACTAGGATTGAAACCCATTTATAAAGAAGAAGAGCAAGAAAATGATTTTTTAAACACTTATAATGTATTCGCTGATGGTTCAAGAAAGTTACTATCTTCAAAATCAAAGCCTGTAAAACCAAAAGAAAAGAAAGTTGTAAGAAAAGAAGAAGTTAGAGAAGGTTTAGATCAAGTATTTTATAATTATTATGAAGATGGTAGTAAGGTAGAAACAAAAAGACAAATTGGTAAGTATGAAGAACAAGATTCTTTAATGGGTATTCCTGAATCAGTAGGTAAAGCTGATAGTGTTGAAACAACTACTACCGTTACTCCTTTACCATCAGATTCTGTTCGTTCTTTTTCTGATGTTGTCACTAAGCGAGTAAATATTAATGAAGGTGATATAGTATCAGATGATTTAATGGGTCAGTTAAAATTTAAAGGTGGAGACCCTAGTAATTTAGAAAACTATGATTTTATAGGCTTTCCTAAGAAATAATGGCTGATAATCAAACAATCTTTTTACAGAGGATTCGTGAAACAAGACCAGACTTAGCGAACCAAAGTGATGAGGCACTTACGAATATATTTAGTCAAATAAGACCTGATATATTTAAACCTCAAGAAGAAAAGCCAAAGGTCACTATCATTATAAATGATGATGACCAAGATAAATTAAACTCTTTAGGAATGAGCATTCCTGCAAAGCAATATCAACCTCAGTATTCTTTAACTGCTATAAAAGACCCTCAAGTCAAAGATATGAATGAAGGGTTTTTTCAAGGCTTACAAGATGCTTTTTCTCAAACTCAAGAGAGAATACAATTCTTTAAAGAAAATCCAGAAAGAGCAGAGCAAATCAAAGGTCAAGCAACTGCATATCAGTTTGAGCCTTTATTACAGTATTTAGACCCCAAAGAAGATGAACCTATTCAAAGCAGAGTTGGTAAAGAGCTTCTATTATTAACAGCAATGCAACCTGTTATGTTTATGACCATGTTTGAAGATCCAAAAGGAGGAATTGCTCAAACTGCTGATTTTCTTTCTGATGTTGCTTCAAATTGGTTAAAGTTAGTAGACCCTGATAAAAGAGATGAAGGTTGGTCTGAGATAAAAAGGTCTCCATTGGTTCACATGGTTCCAATACTTAGTGGTATTAGAAAAGCTCAAAAAGCAAATAAAATATCGCCTCAAAAGAAAAAAGAATTACAACAAGAAATACAAGCTGATATAGATAATTTTAAAAAGACTGCAGAACAAATATTTGTAGAGAATAAAGAGTTCTTTAAAGAGATACAAGATATTTCTCGTAGTCAGGTAAAGGCTTTAGACTTTAACAAAGAGATTGCAAGAAGTAAAAAGGTAAAACTATTACCAGAGCGTACACCTTCTGAAAAGATATTAAAGATTGATGCAGAGCTTGCTAATCTGCAAGAAACAAAAATACAGCAACAAAAAAGATTACAAGACCCTAATCTAACACCAATACAAAGAACTCAGATAGAAAGTTCTTTAGGTCGTGTTAATGAACTAATAGAAGAAAATAGAGTTCAAGGTCAGCAGTTAGGATACACTGTAAATACAGCTATATTACCAGATAAGAATGTTCCTACAGAAAAAGGTGTAAAAAGAAGTGTAGATGTTAATGAATACTTTAACAAGAAGATGGAAGGCAGAGGTTATAATCCTGCTGAGATTGATAGGTTATATAATGAAGTAGTAAATAATGTAATACTATTACCTGAGTCAAAAGGCGCACATATTCCTGTACAAGACTTTTATGAAAAATCATTTAAGGATATGTCTGGATTCAGTGCAAAAACATGGCAGGATACAAAAAGAAAACTTGTTACAGGGGTTGTTGATGTTGCAGGTAATATTAAAAAACAACTAAGAGAGTCTGGTAAATTTGGTGAAAAAGCAGCTATGTTGCATGATTTATCATTGGGAACTAATAATAAAGCATCAATGATTTATGAAGATGCTGCAAAAAGAATCTTTGATGGCTTAACTAGGCATGAAAGAAAACTACTTGATACTATGATTGAAAGTAGAAGAAATATTACAATCAAAGAATATAAGAAAGATTATAAAGTACCTGGAGGATATGAAGGTCATATTGCATACTTAAATGAGATTAAAAAATCAGACCCAAGATTATATGATAGATTAAATAAAAGAGCAGACCAATTCTTCTTAGAAGAAAAAATGAACTTGAGAGAATTGTTCGATAATGGTCTTATACCAGAGAAAACTTATGAACTACTAAAAGATAAAGATTACACAAGAAAAGAATTTATTGATAAAGTAGACCCAGACATATCTTATGTTAGAAATGGTCGTAAAATAAATGTTCCTAGTAGTGGATTAAAAAGATTAGAAGAGGGTTCTTTAAGTACAGTTAATCTTGACCAATCTGTAAAGCTATTTAGAAATATTGCTATGATTCAATCTCGCATAGCAAAAAACAAGGCTAATATTGCTTTTAGAGATATGATAAGAGAAAATCCAAACAATATACTAGGATTAGAGTTGAAAGCAGGAGAAAAAGTACCTAAAGGTTATTCTCCTGTATCTTACTTTGAAAAAGGTAAGAAAAAAGAATTTTATGTTAAGTCTGAATTTGCAAATGAGTGGGTAACGGCAGATCCTTTACTTTCATCTAATTTATCTAATATGATTAACATATTTAGTGGTAATAGAGCATTAAAGTTTATGGCAACTGGTGCTAACCCAGAATTTGCATTAGTAAATATGCCTAGAGATATTGGTTATGTATATCTAACAACAAGTGAATATTCACCACATCTTCCAAAGTTTGGCGTACAAATGGCTTTAGATTTAGCTAGTGTTGCTTCAGATGCTTTTAGAAAAAAAGGTAGATATAGAGATTATATTATGGAAGGTGGGGGAATGGAGTTCTTAACTCATCAAGGTGGATTTGGTAAAGCATATAAACCTACAGGAAGAATAAGTAATGCTTTTGAAGCATTGCAGACAGCAGCAAGATATTTAGGTGAGACAAGTGAGACATGGACAAGATTAGCATTAAGAGAAAGAGCATTGAAAAATGGTAAATCTCCGTTACAAGCTACTTATGAAGCAAGAAATTATTTAGACTTTGCTCAAGGAGGTTCTTTAATAAAAGCAGCAGACAGCGCAATACCATATCTAAATGCTTCAGTACAAGCTACCAGAGGTTTGCTCAGAGCTCCTAAACAAGACCCTAAAGGTTTTGCAATTAAAAGTGCATGGATTTCTGGTCTTGCAGCTAATTTATGGTTTGCAAATAATATTAAGAATCCAACAGCATATAATGATATTGATGAGAGAATAAGAAATGATAATTGGATTATTACAACTCCTTTGTCTTATACAGACGATAGAGGTAATAAAAGATATATGTACTTTAAATTACCTAAAGATACAGGACAAAAGTTAGTTGCTTCTGCTACTGATGCTATGCTTGAAAAATCATATCAAGGAAAAGATGCTTCTGATCAAGTTATAGAAGCTGTTAAGGATTTAGCATCTGTAGTCCCCACTCAAGACCCACTACCACCTGCTCTTGATGCTTTAATTGGTGGTGCATATAATGTTGATTTCTTTAAAGGTGAGCCTATATTTGATGATAGAGGTAGACCTATAGAGCCAGAAGCAGAGTATATTCCAAATAGAGAATCTCAAGCATTTGTTGATCTTGGAGAGTTTTTAGGAGAAGCTGATGTAGATGATAAAATACCTGATATGTTTAAAAGTCCTGCAAGACTCCAATACATGACCAGACAGTTTACTACTCATAGAAATATCTGGACAGATCTTGTAGGTGGTGGATATAAAGCTCTTACTAATGAGCAAGATGAAAAAGTCTCTGAAGAACTTACTCTACAGATGATAAAAGATGTACCTGGAATAAGAAGGTTTGTTTCTTTTACAAATCCATATAAGGAAGACAAAGAACTTGAAAGAACTATTATAAGAAAAAATACAGTAGATAAAAAGAGAAGAGAGTTTGGTAATCAATTATTTAAGAAATATCAAGCAGGAGAAATGACAAAGACAGATGTAGTCAAAGCTATTAAAGATTCTGAGTTTGAAGATAAAAAGAAAATGGTAGACAGGTTTAAATTTTCATTTAAAATTAAAGATGTTAGAAATCCTGGTATGTTTTATGATGGTAAAGAGCTTTCACCAGTTCAGAGAGCAGATTATTTCTTTGAGAAATATAAAAATGCAGAACCTGAAGAAAGAAAGATATTAATGAAAGAGATGAAATCAATCACTGGTTTTGCATCAAAAGACTTTAGAAAGAGATTTAATTACCTAACAAGACAATACTTAGAAGAACAAAAGTAACATAATCCCACCCTCCCTCTTGAACCATACCCTTCTTTCTTCTTAAATTCCATAAAATTATGGTTCACTCACGGTATCGCCAGTGCCTTAGAACCTTCCACAAACCAAAGGAGAAATCATGGCAAGAACAAATACTTATAGAGACTTTTCAGTTCAAAGAAGTGCTTCCCCTGCAGTAACTGCAACAGAGAGAGCTGCTGATACAAACGCTTTTGATGTAACCAGGGCTATACATTGTAATGAAGATGCAACATACGAAGTTACATTTCAAGGTGATTCTGCCTCAGTTACTATGGATCTGAAGGAAGGACTTACTTACCCTTTTGCAATCATAAATATTACCAATTCATCTAGTGCTGCTTTAACTGCAGGACAAATAACTTTATTGTACTAATATGCGTTTAGGCATGGGACTCGGTCTTGGCAACCTGTTATCAGGTCAGCCACTAACTGGTTTCCCCAACGACTTTTCCTTCAATTTCGATGGTTCTAATGATTATTTAGATGCAGGAACTTCACTTGGTAATACACTTGGAGATAATTATAGTGGTGGACTTACTATATCTATGTGGTTTAATGCAAACTCTACTACTACAAATGATGGTTTATTTCAATTTAATGTTTCTGGGTTAGAATGTGGTGCAATCTTTGAGGGTAATAAAATTGCTTGGTATTTAAACGGAGCTAAATGGAGTGAAAGCTCAACAATAAGCACAGGTCAATGGTATCATTTAACTTGTGTTTTAGATACATCAAGTTCTTCTAATTCAAAAATATATATTAATGGTTCAGCAGATAGCACAGGAAGTGGAACATTTCCAAGTGCAGGTGATTTAGATTTTAGTGGTAAAACATTTCTAATAGGTAAATATTTTAGTGATTCTTTTGTCTTTGATGGCAACATTGACGAAGTAGCCATTTGGGATACTGCTCTAAGTGCCTCAGATGTCGCAAAGATTGCCTCTAAGCCAGTTGATTTCTCTAAAGCATCAACTTACGCTACAGATAGAACTTCCAACCTTAAACTATGGCTCAGAGCAGGAGACAAATCCGAGCCAGAATCCACTACTGCAATCGCAAGACAGGACTTCTATACAGACTTTGACTCAACAGACGATTACATTAATGTAGGTTCAGATTCTTCCATAGATGATATATGGGCAGGTGGTGGAACATTAACTGCTTGGATATATCCTCGCTCTGGTGGTGAAGGTAATTTTGGTATGATATACGCTAAAAGAGGTGGTTCTGGTGGTAGTGTAGGTAATATTTTTCATGTATCAGATGTAAGTGGTAGTGTTTGTGATTTAAGATTTTATCAATATAGAGCAACTACAGCAGGGGATTGGAGTACTACTTCAAGAGAGATAACATTAAATGAGTGGAATCATATAGCAGTTTCTTTTGATAGCGATGATACAAGTAATAATCCATCAATATATGTAAATGGAACACTTGTTGCTTTAACTCAAACAGGTTCTCAATCTGGAGCAATTAATAGTGATGCAAGTGTTGATTTATATATAGGTGGTGATGGAGGAGATTATTCTTTTGATGGTGCTATATCAAACTTTGCACTACATCAAACAATATTGGATGCTCAAACCATTTCACAGATGGCAAAATCGAGGTTTATTCCTCAAAGAGACAATCGCTTTTCTGTAGTAGATTTTGATGGTAGTAATGATTATATACAAATACCCGATAGCGATGTTTTTGATGTTGGTGGTGCATTAACATTAACAATGTGGTTTAAAACAGAAACTTCTCAAAGTAATAAAACTTTATTTTCTTTTGACCATAGCTCATACAAAATTCTTCTACAAATTGAAAACAGTAGTGGTAGATTGGCTTTGTATATTGTTACGGCATCAGGTACTTCAAGTGTGTCAGTAACTGATACTTTTAATGGAAGAGGTTGGACTTATATAACTTGTACTTTTGATAAAACTCTTTCTTCAAATAGATTAAAAATGTATATAGATGGAGTAGAACAAAGTGCTGTTAATGCTTATGCAGAAGATATTTTAGCAGGAGATGATGGTATTAGAATTGGAACTTTGACTACAACTTATGTTACTGCACAAATTGCAAGTACAGGATTTTACAACACAGCCAAATCAGCAGAAGAAGTTTACGCTATCTATCAGCAAGGAATTACTTATGATGAATCTTCACTTAGTGGACTTGTTGGTTATTGGAGAATGGGCGATGACACAAGTAAGGCATATCCTACTATAGCAGATTCAAGTTCTAACTCAAACGATGGTACGATCACAAATGGTGCATCAGATGACATAGTACAGCAAATGGTAGCAGGATATGATTTAGGTGCATTTGAAGGTTCAGAAGAGTTGGGTGGAGAAAAAATAACTAATGGTACTTTTGATTCTGATATTTCTGGATGGACTCCGTATGCAGGAAGTAGAGGAGATGTACTTTATTCAAACGGAAGATTAAAAATTGATAATACAACAGGAACAGGTAATCAAATAGCTAAAATAGATGCATCATTTACATCTGGTAAAGTTTATAAAATTTCTTTTGATTATTATCATATAAGTGGTTCTACATCAAGTACAATAAATTTATTTTTAGGAACTGCTGACCAGATAGTGGTATCAATAACAAGTGGTCAAACTACTACTGCATATATGAAAGCAGGTGCTGATAGAACTACATTTATGATAGGTTATGGAGGTGGTGATGTATATGAACTTGATAACATATCAGTGAAAAAAGTCCTACAATCAGAAGTATCAGACACTTACCCTGCCATCATAGATGTAAATGAGCCTGTTCTTGGAGTTAATCTTTGGGATAATGACTATTCAAGTGGAATAGGTTCTTGGGATGGAGTATTAAATAATACTGTAACAAATGATTCTGGAGCAATAAAAATAACCTATGTAGACCATCAAGCAGGTGCATTAATATATTTAAGAGATTCAGATGATTTATCTTCTGACCTTACAGTAGGTTCACTTTACAAATTAACATTTAAAGCAAAAGTAAATACAGGCTCTGTAACATTTAGAGTATCTGCTACATCTGCTTATGATTTAGCAATAACAGAAACAGATTTTACATCTAAAACCATTTATTTTACAGCTACAAGCACTAATGGTAATTTCATTGAACAACAAAGTATGGGTTCTGGAGAAATAATTTGGTTAAAAGACTTTGCTCTCAAAGAAGTTAAAGGCAATGTCGGCACAATGACAAATCAAGACTCTGCTGATCTAGTCTATTCCTCAGTTCTACCAGATCAATCCTTTCTCACAGGAGTAAACTCTGCGTATAACTTTTTTAATTTTGATGGAACAAATGAATATATTGAAGGCTCAGATACTATTCCTGCATTTGGTACTGATCCATTTAGTGTTTCAGTTTGGGTAAATCCAACCTCAACTGCTCAAGATGGGTTGTTTGCTAATGCAGGAAGTTTAAGTGGAGATTATTTCTTTTTAAGCATAAGTGCAACTAATTTTGTCGGAACAGGCACTACATCAGCTTGGAAACATAGATTTGATAGTTCCGATACACAACTCAATACTTGGCAATTATTGACCTATGTAAGAGAAGGCACAGGAACTAACCAATCAAAATGGTATATTAATGGCGAGTTAAAAGATACTTCTACAGATACAACTAATTGGCTTACTGGAAATGGATGGCATATTGGTGCTTATGGTGATTCAATAGGACATTTTCCTGGCAGTATAGGGCAATTAGCTATTTGGAATGATGCATTAACAGCATCTGAAGTAAGTGCAGTATACAATTTAGGTAGACATTCTAACTTACTCGATAGCTACTCAGATAATTTAATTGCATATTGGGCAATGGGTGCTTTAGATGCTAAAACAGGATTAAGTGATGTAGGTGATGGTACTATATACGATAGAAGTGGAAACTCAAATCATGGTACTGCTACCAATACAGAATCAGCAGATTTAAAAAGTTCACCAAACGCAGAACCTAATGGCTATGCAAAAGGTGATACTAATCGTTCAACAACAACACCTTAGAGGAAAATTATGAGTGAAGAAATAACAAACAGATGGTCAGATGACTATAGTGGTAGGTGGGTAAACAGGGCATATATGATCGTGCCAGTAGCTGATATTGATTCAGCAGATGCACCTACAGACTCAAATACAGTATCAGAAATAAAAGCATGGATGGATAGCTATGGCTATAGTTATACAAGCTCTATGAGCAAATCAGAGCTATTAGAAGCTATTCCTGTATCTAATGCCTTTATTGATAATGCAATACAATCAAGCAAAGAAACGCTTAGAAAGAATAGTGGTAGCACAGGTGATAGCTCCAAAGCACTACTTAAGTTTGCTTGTGATAATGATGCAGCGAATGACCCAAGTGTATTTGATAGTTATACTAAATATTCTCATAGTCAGATAATGACTGAACTTTCTGGAACAGATTGGACTTCAGACATTGAGTGATGATACAAAAGATATTATTAAAGTAATCGCTTTTATCATAATCGTATTAGGTGGTATAATACTTACTATATGAGTAATGAGAAAAGTTATGATCCACAGACAGCGAGAAGTTACAAGACAGGATTGGTGGACGATAACCTTAGTATTCATCTTAACATTAAGTGGCTTATACAAATTTGTGTTGCCATTTCTGGTATTGTTTATGGATACCTACAAATTACAAATAGAATTGGAGATCTTGAGCGAAGAATGGAACTCGCTGATACCAACATTGAGGAATTGGTAGCAAAGCACATAGCTCAGGAAGAGATAAAGATAACGCAAATGCAAGAACAATTAAAATGGTACGAAGAAGAATTAAATTTAAATCCCTTATCTTGGGGGAAGAAAAAACGGAAAAGAAAGTAATCTTAACTGAAGATGACTTTAGCCATAACTATTTTATAAATCGTGAAATACGGAGAAAAAGATAATGGAGTTCATGGAGATTTACGCAGAAGGGGGTATGATCGCTGTCGCAGGGGCTTTGCTAGTGTATATGGTATTCTCTATGAACAAAAGAGGGTCTGCGCAGGAAGAAAGTTTAGCAGACCTAAAGATGGAGAACAGAGGTCAGAGTGAAACACTTGAGAACATGGAAGGAATGGTTATTAAACTTATCAACCGTTGGAATCAATCTGATGAGAAGCTTGATAGGAAATTTGATGACCTTAAACGGGAAGTTAATGATCTCGATAATCAAGTATCTGAGATCAAAGGTATTATAAGTAGATTAAATGGAAAACACTAAACCAATATCAGATGCTAGTAGCCTTAATATTAGCTTACCAATGTTGATACAAGCAGTAGGATTAATTGGTGCTATGGTATGGGGTTATGGTCAATTAAATACTCGCATATCTTTTTTAGAGTATCAGGTAGCTATTAATGAAGAACATCTTGAGCGTATAGAAGAAGAAGCATATGAGAACCAAGATGCAGAAATACCTGCTGATATAAGGCAAAATCAGCGTATTGATTACATAGAAAAAGAATTAGATAGATTGAGAGACCAGTAATGACAGCTTCAGAATCAAGAGTAAAACGAGCAAGAGCAACAATGAAAAGGTTGGGTCTTGCAGGGTTTAATAAGCCTAAGAGAACTCCAGGACATCCTAAGAAGTCACATATAGTAATGGCGAAAGATGGTCCATTGGTTAAACTCATTCGTTTTGGAGAGCAAGGAGCTTCTACTGCAGGTAAACCTAAAGCAGGTGAATCTGAAAGGATGAAGATGAAGCGTAAAAGTTTTAAAGCAAGGCATAGGCGCAATATAGCTAAAGGCAAGATGAGTGCTGCATATTGGGCAGATAAGGTAAAGTGGTAATGGCTACAGCAAAGAAATTAGATCCTCAAAAGTGGGCAAGGGCAAAAGCAAAGGCTAAAGCTAAGATGGGTGGTAAACACTCAGCTAGAGCCATGCAACTTGCAGTGAAATATTATAAGGATATGGGAGGTAGATACGGAGGCAGTAAAAGCTCTTCTAATAAGCTATCTAAATGGACAAAGCAAAACTGGGATTATGTTAGTAAAGGCGATAAGAAAAAGCCTAAGTCTAAACGAGGTAGATATTTACCTAAGTCAGTAAGAACTAGCTTAACAGATGCACAGAAAAGAGCTACCAATAGAAAGAAGAAAGAGGCAACGAAGAAAGGTAAGCAATATGCTTCATACAGCAAAGCTATTGCAAAAAAGGTAAGGATGGCATGAAATTAAACACCAACATATCTTTAGAGAACATTGTTACTATCCTTGCTTTAATTGGCAGTGTAACAATGGCTTTTGGTTTTATGAAGGCTGAGATAAATTACATAGAAGATATGGTTGCCTTAAAGGCAGATAAAGAGATCATTGAATATAAATTAGATGTCATTCACGCAGAACTAATAGACATCAAAGAAATAATAAAGGAGATAAGATAATGAGTAAAGCTATTTTAGCTGCCATAATTGATAAGGCAAAAGATGAGATCGTTGATAAGTATGCAAGCAACATGGTAGACCATGTGCAATCTGATGATTTCAAAGAAAAGCTCGCTACAAAGATTAACAAAAAGATAGACATACCTTTTGTTAGTGAAGAGAAAGAGCAAGTATTCTTTGAGAAGTGTGTAGACCTGGTCACTGATGTCATAGAAGGATTGGTGAAGAAGTAATGCCTAAGTACAAAAAGATGTACAATAAGATCATCAAAAAGTATGGTAAGAAGAAAGGCGAAGGTCTTTATTACGCATTAGAAAGAAATATTAAGAAAAAAAGAAAAAAGAAAGGAAATTAATATGCACTACGGAAAGAAAATGAAGAAGAGTGGATATAGTATGCCTAAGAAATCAGCACCAAAAGGTATGAAAAAAGGTGTAGTTGATGGCATGGATCCAAATGCTAGCGTTGTCGTTACTGATGTTAGCATCTCAAAAAAGATAATGTAATGACTCCTGAGCAGGTTCAACAGTACAGGTCTCTAATAAAGAGAGTGATTACTCGTATGGGTATGTACTCCGAGAAGGCTGAGGATCTTGTACTCGGTACTGGACTTTATGAATCTCAGTATCGCTATATCAGACAGATTGGAAGTGGTATAGCCAAATCTTTCTGGCAGGTTGAAACGGCGACTGCTCAGGACAATATTAAATCGTACCTCAAGTATAGGCAGTCGAGAGCAAGAATGTGTGCATCGGCTGCCTTAGTTCCATCTCAATATGTAAGTGAAGATATATCAGATGAGGAAGTAGGACATATGTTAGAAGCAAACATAGCTTATGGAATCATGCACTGCAGATTAAAATATTGGAGAGTTCCTAAAGGTATCCCCTCAGACCTGGAAGGACAAGCACATTATTATAAGAAATATTACAATTCAGCAGAAGGTAAAGCATCAGAAAAAGGGTATATAAAGCTCTATAAAGACACTATTTTCTAGTTTTTTACATTATTTTCTTGTTTTTACCACTTTAGTACCATAAGTTCAGTTATGGACAATGAGTTTTATACGATAAATGAAGTAGCAGAAATGCTAAGAAGTTCTACCAGGACTATTACTAATTGGATCAATTCTGGTGAACTTAGTGCATTAGAACTCAGCCATAAGAAGAAACTTATCAGTAAAAGTGAGATACAAAGATTTATAGATGAAAGAACTACTGCCCACGCTAGTGTAAGGACTCCGTGATTATGCCTTACCCTATGAATAATAATGCCTCCTCGCATCAACACCTCAAAGTGGGCAGTACCTATTTACTTGAGGAGTTACAAGAAAATGACTTCTTTCAATTAGGTAGGAGAAAAGGTAGGGTGTTGAATGTAGATAGTGGTAGCGTTTTAGTAAGATGGAGCGCACATGAGGAAACAGATTGGGAAGGCAATAAAGAGAAGAGAAAAGCATATATACAAAGGATTGCTTTACAAACTGAAGTGAAGTATATTGACAATGAGTAAACCAAGTTATACTATAATATTTGATGACAATAATAGAAAAGAATTTCAGGAAGAACTTAAAGTTCTGATTGAAAAGCACAACGGAAGAATAGTGCATTACAAAACAATAAAAGAGGAGGACAATAACAATGCCGAGAGCAAGTTCAACCAAGAAAAAACAAGCGTATCAACCCCCAAACATTCAGTCTCTTACACCTATAGAGAGAATTGATTTCCCATTTGGGAGAGCATACGCTCCGTTATTAGGTTACCTTAGAGACAACTTCAAGACACAAGAGTGGACGAAAGAGAATCGTCAGCATATCCCTAGTGTTACTACCATACAAAACATTATGTCCAAAGGCATAGGCTTTGAGAAGTGGTTAGGAGACTATGGTAGTTATGCAGATGCGATGGAATATGCGAACAATGCAGCATCTGAGGGTACACAAATACATCTATGTTTAGAACAATTAACAATGGGTGTTGATTTAGACTTTACTCAACCTTACTTTGATGTAGATAAGCAAGAGACCAGAGAGTGGACAAATCCTATGATCAAGTTCATGGAGTCTGGTAATCAGTTCTTCTTAGACCATATTATACAGATAGAAGGCAATGAAGTACCTTTGTTTGATTCAAGAAAAGATTATACAGGTACATTGGATATGGTAGCTAGGATAAAGGTGGAAGAAGGCTTATCTCCATCTCAAGCAAAGTGTACAGATTTGAAGGAAGGGATGTCAGGTAGGATACTACTTGATATTAAGACCCTTAGAAATAGTAGTACGCTTAGTAATAAGTTTGAGAATCATAAGTACCAGGTGACGGCATATAAGAACCTATGGGAAGGATTATTCCCAGACCATCCTATTGATTTCATGGGAGTTCTATATGTGATGAATAGTTGGAGAGGTGCGCCTAAGTACAAACTTAAGCTAGTAGAAGAAGATCTAACTCAAGAGTGGGATGCTATGGTTAAACTATGGTATGGTAAGAATGGTGCTATTAAGCCTGTTTATGCTAAACCAAGACCCAGAGGTATCAACTCTTGTTTTAAGCAAACAAAAGATGTGATGATCACAGATAAGAAAATGAAAAGTGAAACAATCGTCACAGAAACAGAAAACGAAAAAGAAAAGGAGCTATAACATGGCTGCAGGTGTAAAACCAAAAAAGATAGGCAAAGTCAATCTATTTAAAATTGACTATGCGAAGTTAGGAAAAGAAAAGAAAGAAACATCCCCTGTTTATAATATATCAGGTGAGTTGGACGGCATTGGAAAGATCTCTGGTGCAGGATGGGTCAGTAAAACAAAGGCAGGAGAGACATACCTCAGTTGTAATATCAACGAGCCTTTTCAAAAGGATGGCGATGAGCTTTTCCCAAAGAAGGGTGGAGTTAGCGATAGCGAAATACCATTCTAATTAGTCTCTATGGGGGAGTTATCATGCTCCCCCTTTCTTTTTAACACATACCGAGGGAACTATGAAGAACAAGAAACAAGTATTAATAGGCTTAGAAACTGAAAAGAACTTTATTGATTTTATAGAGAATCTAGGTTTCAAAGGAATCAAGGTCGGTGCAGCCTATGATATGCACCAACATTTTGATGTAAATATCTCTGCTAACATAGAGATAAAAGGTATGAAAGCACTGCGCAGAGGAGAAGAAGTGCAGGATGAATGGCATTGGATAGAGGTTAGAGGTGTAGCAGATGAAGGGTGGTTATACAATTCTCACGCTGATATTATCGCATTTGAGACCAAAAATAGTTGGATACTTGTTAGACCTAGAAATCTTATCGACTATGTGCAGAGATTTGTTGCACATGAATATGTTGAGAATCCAATCCAAGCACAATATAAATTATATAAAAGACCTTACAGAGATGATGCAATTACTTTGATACAAAGTGATGACCTGAGACATATAGGTGTAGAATGGAAAAAGTAAATATAATATTACAAGGTGATGTGATTAATCGCCTTAAAGATATAGAGGACAATACAATACAATGTGTAGTTACCTCTCCACCTTATTGGGGACTTAGGGATTATGGTGAAGATAATCAGCTTGGACTTGAAGAAACTCCAGAAGAATATGTAGAGAATATGGTAAATGTTTTTCGTGAAGTAAAAAGAACTTTAAAAGACGATGGTACTTTGTGGTTAAATATTGGAGATAGTTATAATACTACTCAGGCAGGTAATAAAACTTGGGGAAATGGTGTTGGATCAAATAAGCAGTATGCAAAAGGTATTATTCCTAAAAAAAGAAATAAAACATTAGGCTTAAAACCAAAAGATTTGGTTGGTATTCCCTGGAGAGTTGCATTTGCTTTGCAACAAGATGGTTGGTATCTAAGACAAGATATAATTTGGCATAAACCTAATCCGATGCCAGAGTCAGTAACAGATAGGTGTACTAAATCACATGAGTATATTTTCCTAATGAGTAAATCAGTAAACTATTATTATGATGCTGAAAGTATTAAAGAAAAAACTCTTACTAATGATAATATTAACAGAGATAGAGATACTACTCGTTTAAATAATACACCTGGTCGTACTCGTATGGCAGGATTAAAGACAAATAATTATGAAAAACGCAACAAACGCTCAGTTTGGAAGATAAATACTCAACCATATAAAGAAGCTCATTTCGCAGTATTCCCTGAAAAACTTCCTGAATTATGTATAAAAGCAGGTAGCAAAGAGGGTGATATTGTTCTTGATCCTTTTTTTGGTAGTGGTACTACAGGCTTTGTGGCCCAAAGATTATATCGTAAGTGGATAGGTATAGAATTAAATCCAGAATATATTAAGATAGCTAATAAACGATTTGTGCAACAGGAGTTATTTGTATGATTCATACCATACACAAAGGCTTTATTGGAGAGATTGCTGTAATTAAGGATTTAGTAACTAATTACACTAATTATAATGTATTTAAGCCGATTATCGATGAAAAAGGTGTAGACCTTATCGTTGAACGAAGGAAAAAAGAGTTTCTAAGGGTGCAAGTAAAGACGATTACAGAGATGAGAACGAAAACATCTATTGAGGTAAGGCTGCATAAATACAGAAATAAAGACTTGATAGACATAGTAGCAGTGTACTATGCAGAGAAGGACTTGGTATGCTATGTACCATATGAGAATGAGAATAGCATTAACCTAGCCTTAAAACCAAGTAAGAATAACCAAATGAAGAACAGAAGATTCTTCTATCAATACATGGAGTTTCCCGTTGAATGAAGTTATTAGACCTTTTCAGTGGTATTGGTGGGTTTCACAAAGGATTCGAGAAAGCAGGGTTCGAGTTCGATTGGGTGGGATTCAGCGATATAGACAAATATGCCTCTGCAGTGTACAAATACAGGTATCCTGATGCCAAAGAACTTGGAGACATTACCTCTATTCGACCAGAGCGAGATTTACCAGATAACATTGACATCCTTTGTGGAGGATTTCCGTGCCAGGCTTTCTCAGTTGCAGGAAGGAGAAAAGGCTTTGAAGATACCAGAGGTACTTTATTTTTTGAAATCGCACGGATTCTCAGACATTTCAGAGACACTGAAAAGCCAATCCCCTATTTTGTACTCGAAAATGTTAAAGGCTTACTTAGTCACGATGATGGACGAACATTTGCTATCATCTACAGAGTTCTTACCGACATTGGTTATACCGTTGAATGCCAACTTCTTAATACTCGCTGGGTATTACCCCAAAATAGAGAGCGAATATACATTGTCGGACATATTGGAAGAGGAAGTAGAGCCAAAGTATTTCCTATCGGAGAAGATGGTCAATTCTTTGGTAAGCAGAGCAGGAAGAAAGATAGGAAATCAATCAGTATGCAAAATGGATATTCAAGAATAATAAGTAGTAGGATGCACAAAATGGGTTGTGAGGATACATATATAAAAGTAAATAAACTGAAGCAAATTGGTGTTATTGGTAAAGATACTATTGCTACTAGAGTATATGATTCAAGTGGTATATCTACAACTCTTACTGATGGAGGAGGTATGGGTGCTAAAACTGGTCTATATCGCATTCCAGAAGCCACAAAAAAAGGATACGCTGAAGCAAAAGTGGGTGATAGTATCAATCTATCTGTACCAAATAGTAAGACTCGCAGAGGTAGGGTTGGTAAAGGAGAGGCACAAACCTTAGATACAGGTATGCAGCAATACACCATAGATAAGACTGCGATCAGAAGATTAACACCTGTAGAATGTATGAGGTTACAAGGTTTTCCAGATGATTGGAATGAAAAAGGTATAATGGACGGCAAGGTAGTAGATATGTCAGATACACAGAGGTATAAACAAGCAGGGAATGCAGTCAGTGTACATATTGTAAGCATGGTTGCAGAAAGGATAAAAGATGCGAGTAACTGAGTTCATTGACCTTATCACTAGGAAAGATTTACCAGAGGAAGATATTTATTCTCATTTAGAATACAGAGATGAGGAAGGACTTTTATTACCAAAGTATAAGAAGTTACGGAAGGAATACAGGAAGTTATATGGCAAACAAAAGTAAACAAAAAGGGAATCGTTTTGAATATGAGTGCGTTAAAGTGCTAAAAGAATTAGGTTATGAAGATGTGGAAAGAGCCTATGGAAGTAATGGATTGAGTCTACCAGGATGTAAGGAAGATGTTGATATACTTGCAGATGGAGTGAAGATTCAATGTAAAGTAAGAAGTAGTGTCCCTAAGTGGCTTAGTTTAGGCACTTGCGACTGGGTACTATTTAAAGAAGATAGAGGTGAAATCTATAAAATAACGAGGTTAAAGGATGAATAAAGACCTTTATACCTTTGATGGAGCTATGAAATTTCGCACAAAAAGACAGATGAAAAGAAAGTATAATAGATTATTCAATGAAGGTAAATATTATCTACAAACAGGGTACACTGATATAGAGCCGTATCCTGGTTGGTATATCTTAATCAAGGAAATAAGACCAGAGATGGTTAAGAAGTATATATTCAATGAATTAGAAGAAAATATTCCAACACATGATGGAGTAACAGAACTAAAAAGAAATGAATATAAGTATCTTGGTGTAACGATGCAACAATGGTCAAAAAGACAATTTGCTGATACATATGGATTTGATAAGATATTGTATTGTGATTTTTGTGATCGCTATCAAACAAAAGAGGAATATAAAAAATATAAGATGTGTGTACGATGTTATAAACAACATAAAAAAGAGGTAAAAAAATGAGTAAAAGAAAGAAACAACTAGGCAGTTTAAGAAGTATTGTCGAGTTTTATCAGGAACTATACAGCAAGGGTATAATTGAAGAGGGAAGTTCTGGCTTTGCTAGGATGTTGCAGCTACAGAAGTATTTAAGTAAGTATGGTCGTGGTAAAAAAGATTAAATATGACAGAATGATCTGCACAATCGCCATTCGCTATCCTCACAATGAAGTACCACCAGAGAAGATAGCAAAGCATGAGTTATATCGTAGAAGTAATGAGTTTACCACTGCGATAGATCATCGTGCTGAGAATTGGCATGACTTTAGAAGCGTATGGACCAAAGGTGGGATGGTCTATGCAGTAGAAGTGGAGTATATTAAGAATGCAAAATGATACATTTTTTATGATAGCCGAGAAGTTCTTTGAGCGTTGCCTTGAGGTCAGTAAGGCAAAAGGAGAGGAATACACTATCGGAACAGGAGAGAAGTTTAAAAACTTTGAATCGGTAGGCGAGAGATTAGGTCTTAGTGCTGAAAAGGTACTGATGGTCTATTTACTTAAGCATATGGATTCAATCAGATACTACATCTTACATGGCAAAGAAGCCTCAGATGAAAGTATCGATGGGAGGATACTCGATGCCGTTAATTACCTGGTGTTATTATATGGCATCCTGTATGAAAAACAACACATAAAGAAACTAGATAAGGAGTTAGATAATGAATAGAGAGGCAACAATAGACAACAAAGTAGCTACATTAAGTAGGCTAGATAAGGAGTTTACACTAAGAGGTAGTAGTGGTAATCTACTGAACTTACCCCATTTCTTTTTTGATCACTTGGAATGGAATATAAACGACAATCTCGATATTAGTATTATCGAAGATGAAGATAGTAAGTATTCTATTCTTATTGAAAGGAAAGAGAATGAGTAAACAAAACATCATCGACTATGTATTAGAAAATACAGGAAGTCATAGTCAGCAAAGACTTAACCAGAGAAATAAAAGTAATTGGAAAAAGGAATTTAACTTATTTTTCTGTCCTAGCTGCAACAAGGCTTACGAGTATATTAAGAATACTTCTACAGGGAGAGGTAGAAAACTATTAAAGCATGATGAGTTTCCTAGATTTGGACTAGAGCGTAAAGTATGTTCTGGTTGTAATACAGATATAGTGTTATAAGGCTCATAACATAGTCTTAATCGTTAAAATAAACAAAAGTGAGGTATAGGTATGGCTAAACAAGAAAACAAGCAAATAACACCCTTAATTACAATGGATGAAGAAACTCAGCGTTTAAAACCATTAGAGTCAGAAGAATTATTGAAAATTGATGATCTTTTTCTTGACTTAAAGCATAGAAGTGTGTTTTTTTATAATATATTATCTTTATATAATAAATATATAATTAAATATATATATAATTACTTAGATAATCATTTAAAAGATTATATAATCAATTACTTAGATAATAAATATTCTTTGTTAGTATTTAGAAAGGATGAGATTGTAAGAGAAGGAAAACCTTTAGTTAAGGATACACTTAAAGTATCACTTGAAGTTAAAGAGTTACTTGAAGGTTTAAAGGTTAAGTATCCTACTTTAGATATAGATACAGAGTATGAGAAGTTCTCTGATTATAAGATTGCACATGGAAAGCGTTATAAGAATCAAAAGGCAGCTTTCCGTAATTGGTGTAGAAATGCCGTTGAATACCAAGCAAAGAATGGTATAATCAAGAAGGGGGATACTGAAACATACAAGGAGTTATTTGATGAATAAGGAACGAGCAAACCACTATGTTATCGACTTGTTCGAGACTTTCTCCATAGACAAGAACCAGTTACTGGCGAAGCAGTGGAGAGACGCTCTTATGAACTATAAAGAGGATGTAGTGAAAGAGGGGTGGGGCCAGATCGTAGCTGAGTGCAGAACGAGGTACTTGCCACCCCTCAAGGTAGTCTATGGTATCTTAAATAGCATTAAAAGGTCAAAGGCTGATATTGTAGTGTTGAATGAATTTGAAGATGAATTGACACCACAAGACAGACAGAACCAACATCGGTTTATTAAGCTGATTCAGCATACGATGAAAGAGATGAGAGAAGGGAGGATGACTGAAGCTGAACACCTAAAGACTCATGCCGCCTTTTTTCGTGAGATAGGGATGACTGAGGACGCTGATGATCTATTACGAGTAGTTGCTGAAATGCAATCGGTATAAATAAAAAAGGCTACCTAGATGTAAGCGGAGTCCAGGTAGCCTTCTGAGGAGACAAGTAAATTAATAAATATCTGTTTGACCTATGCGAAATTCTAACTTGCCATAATTTACTATTTCATAGCATTCATTTAATGTGTATATAAAATCATCATTATCTATATCTCCTAATAATGATTTTTCTTGGATGTCGATTGATTTAATATTGGTATGAGGATATACGATAAATACATAATTGTTTTTATCTTCATAAATGTACTCATATCCTAATATATTATTTTCATTAGTTTTTTTACTATATAAGATCATTTTATACCTCTCTTTAATCTAATGTATATCCACTATCTACTTTGTTATCTATAACATCAAGTAGTAAGTTTCTTAATTCAAGTAATTCACTATAATAAAGTTCATCCCTTATTATCTTTGTGGCTGCTATAAACTTCTCTCTTTGACTCATTACTTTCATTTTATACCTCTTCTTTTGTTTCTAAATATCTTATGCTTATGCCCTGAGACCAAGTTTCAATTACTTTAGACATTTGCTTTTGATTTAACTTGTATCTTTTTTTAATAAACCTAGAATTATGTATTAAAAGATCATCTAATTCACTTGCAATATTTTCATAATACTTCATTTTATACCTCTTGTTTTTCTTTTTTATTAATACATGGCATACATAAAAAATCATCAGAACTATATAACTTTGGTGTTATCTCTCCATCTGTATCTTCTTTATTGAATAGATACATACCACCATATATTTCATCTGAATTTTTAAATGTACCACAATCTGTACAACTAGATTCACATTCCTCACAAACTTCCTCTAGCTGCGATACATCACTACGACTATCTCCAAACTCATTCCATACCAGGAATGAATCACAATTATCGCATTTATTGTGCGATAGGTCACCTCCTATTGGCATTTAATCCCTCCTTTTTCTGTTTAATCTATGTTTAACCTTACTTGCCATAGGATTTTCAAAAAAACTACCAAATAGAGCCTTTCTACGCTCTTCTCTGGTCTCTTCCTCCTCTAGTTTTAAATGGTATTCTTTTATTTTGCTCATGTTATTTGCCTCCAAGAATTTGATTTTTATAAGTAATCCAAGAATGAATTTTAGGTATGCAATGATTGCATAAAAAAATATTCTTGAATTGTTTAATTAAATATGTTTCCTTACAAACATTATCTATTGATGCTTTAACCTTACATTCATTACACTTCATTTTTATATTTCTCCCTCTGATTTAATAAACTTGTATTCTTCCATTGATTAAGATCCTCCTCTAAATCAATGATTCTTAGTTGTTGTAGGCTGAATATCAACCCACAGATTAAAATGATTTCTAGGTACATTTTTACGCCTCCTTGATATAGTTTCTAAAGTCTTTTAAAGCATCTTTTGTATTATAAAACATATATTGTTTTTTAATATAGGTATTATCTTTTATAGTGCTTAATAGTTTTAAACTTGAATAATAAGATACGCAGATATTGCCATACCAAGTTCGTTTAATTAATATATTATACATTGTTTACGCTCCTCTAGTTTTTAAAATGGTTTCATATTTATTGAATATTGTTTGCCCGTCTTTGATAATATATTTTGGTTTCTCTTTTATTGTAAGTCCCTCGCATTTATGAACTAATTCATTTAATAAATCTTCATAGGCTTTTAGTTCTTGGTTGGCTTTTTCTTGATAGATTTCCCACCTTATGATAAATTGATCGGTGGGGTACTTTTCTATCTGTTTAATGGTCTCAGATAAAGAAATACAACATCCTAACATTTTATATGATTCAACCCCAAACCAATCGTAATTGGCAAATATATTAAATCCATATCTGATATTTTTGTTTTGCATTGTCCCATTTGGGAATAGGTTCACATCAATCCAATCTATATTTTTAATATTATTCTTCATTTCTATTTGCCCTCCTTAATTGGTGTTGCGAAGTCTTTGGTTAGTATTGTGTGAATATGCGTTTTTTCATTGTAAGTCATAGAATCAATTTCAATTCCTCTTTTCAATAAATACTCTATTCCAATATCACGAGCATTATTATATGAATAATCATAAGAAATAATTTTGCTTACCTCATGGCGAGTATCATATATTTTTACTCTTGAGCCTTTATAATTAGTAGGCGGTAAGTATTTAATTTCTATACCTCGTAAATGATTTAAAAATAAATCTTTACCTTTTAATTTTATTTGATAGTTTGTTTTCATTGTTATTTGTCTCCTTTGGTTAATTATTATAAATGTTTAGACTAAAAGAGTAATTTGGTTCTATGTCTACAAACTTTTTAACGCTTGTTAAATACTCTTCATAGTTTTTATTATGTCTGTTGTATTTCATACCCATAAATTCATATTCTCCACTTAATTCCTCTGAAAGCAAATCTTCCCACCCACAAAATAACATAGCCCATTCATAAGGTCCACTTTCCCAAGATATTTCATAATATGTTTCATTATCTTCTGTTTTTTCTTCTCTTATAAATAGATATTCTGTGTCCATATCAAATTGCTTTGCATATTGTTTTAAATATCTGAATATTTGGTTTGATATACCTTTAGCCGTTTTATATTGATTAGGTTTTAGTTTTATATCCCTCATCCCTACTTTCCCCCTTTAAAAAACAATTCAGCTTCTTTTAATTTTACCATTGAATATTTTAAAGCAATGATAAATGCTTCCTCTTTGAGTTCATCGCCTATGCTAAAAACTTCGGATTGTATTAGTTCCTCAATTTCTGAAAGACGCTCTATTGCTATTTCATTTGATGTTTGATTTATTTTCATATCTGCCTCCTCAAGCGTATATGTTTGTGATTATTTGACTGCCTAAACTTACACATAAAACAAGCCGACACAATGAAATATTTACAATTATATATATAGAGACTTGCAAGAGCCGAGGGAAGATACTATAAAGTATTAATTGAACAGATCCAGGGTAAGTGCAGCTATTATTAAAGTTAAAAGGGACGGACGGAATGAGTTGGTTTTATTAATTTAAAAGGTGTTTGGAACTTGGGACGGCTACTTTATCGACGGACACCACCCCCCCCCCATACCTTGCGACGCTGAGGACGAGGGGCATATATGTTACCCCCCGTACATATTTCTCAGCAAAACATCGCCCCCCCCTTAAATTTCACAATATCAAGAATTACCTATTTCATCTAATGATATTTCTAACATATATTCCAACCAATTTGAAAGACGCACACAGAAAAAAATCACCGAAGGAGATGGAGAAATCTGCCGTCAATAAAGCAGTAAAGAACTTGCATGACAACAAATACTATGCAAACTTCTTATCAACACTAGAGATCGACACCAGTCAAAAGGTTCGATTTACAGACGACAAAAAAGATGCTTTCTTAAAGACAATGGTTGATTGCCACGGATTTCCGTCCATAGCAGCAAACAAGATGGGATTCTACTACGGCAGTATTCAGCACGCAATGAAGAATGACCCTCAGTTTGCACAAGCTGTGGATGTTCTGCGTAAGTCCTTTAATCAAGAGCGTTTAGACGGATTAGAGAAACTATCGTATGAACAGGCTTCAGAGGCAAAAAACACAGCAGAGCGTATCTTTCAATTAAAAGCGTTAGATCCACATAAGTACAGAGATAGAATGCAGAACAATAATACGCAAGTAAATGTCATGGTCGCAGGAATTACACCAAAAGAGCGTAGTAAGATGATAAAGAACATAAAATGAAGTATTATCCATATGCCGTAGACAGCAAAGGTAACATTCAATATTTATCACCTAGAGATTTCTTACTTGACATATTACGGAGTTTATACGGATTGGATAAAGTAGAATCTAAAGAAATTGTGGACACAGCGATAAAGATATTTGATTTGGAATCGGACGGTAGCTTACCAATAGATTGGAAAGAGTTATATAAGAATCAGGCATGAGTAACGATATATTAATTACATATAAGTTCCCAGATGGGACTCCAACTGATCCGTTACCACATCAGCAAGAATTTCATTTATATACAGGTTGGAGCAAGCATCATTTGCTTGCAGGCAGTTTAGGTACAGGAAAGACCGAGGCTATGTGCATGGAAGCGATCCAACAGAGTGCAGCGTATGAGAATAACTTAGGACTTATGGGACGAAAAGTATTAGATGCGTTCAAAAAATCGACATTGATTCAACTCCTGGACTTAGCAGGTGGTTTTGTTTCCAAGCACAGGTCTCAAGATAGAGAAATAATCTTCAAAAATGGTTCAAGAATCGTATATATGGCTTTAGATGACTCTAGGGACTCGATACAGCGCATTAAGTCGATGAATCTAGGGTGGTATGCCTTTGACCAGTTAGAAGAGGTCTCTGAGCAGACCTTTATTGCTGCAGCAGGTCAGCTAAGAAAGAAAGGTGTTATGCGTTGTAGTTTCCATACTTGCAACCCTGCAGGACATGATTGGGTATGGAAGAAGTTCAAACAGCATAAAGAAAAGCAAAATAAGACAAAAGGTGACTACAGACTGATAGAAACTCGTACTTGGACACCCGATGTACCTCCTCCTGAAACAGACGAAGAAGTCAAGGTTTATAGCGATAACCCACATCTCCCTGCAGATTACATCAAGCATTTACTCTCCATGCCTCCAATGTGGGTTAATCGCTATGTATATTGCAGTTGGGATGATTTTGCAGGTTTGGTCTATCCGATGTTTGACGAAAAGATTCATGTGATAAAACCCTTTGAAATGCCCAAGTGGTGGAATAGATATGTGGTTTACGACTATGGTTATAAAAACCCGACCTGCATACTATTTGCAGCTGTAGATGACGAGAAGAATATCTATGTGTATGATATAATTTATGGCGATGAGATGCGTATAGATGAATTAGTACCGATGGTAGAAGATAGATTGGAAACGGGTATGGACTATGAGTTTATCGCAGACCCATCTATCAACAGGACAGAGAGGGACGGTTATTCTATTGCTGATGAGTGGGAAGAGTATGGCATACAATGGGAGAGAGCCAATAACGATAAAAGAGCAGGATTTGACAGGG